CTTCGACGGACTACACCCCAATATTCCTGCTATGCCTTCTCTTTGTTTAATCATTGGAAGTGTAAGATCGGGTAAATCAAATTTATTAGTTAATTTCTTTTGTTCAGACCAATTTTATAAGGACCGATTTGATGTAGTTAGAATCGTAAGCACAACGATGCACTCAGATAATAAGGGTAAAATTTTATCAAAATATTTTGATTGTTCAGATCATTATGATGATAAAATTATTACTGATATTAAATCAAGTCAAGGAGCATATAAGGATAAGGCTGAAAGACCCAAATATGCTTTAGTTTTAGATGATGTATTAACAAAAGACTTTTCAAAAAATAATGAAGTTAGTTTTTTTAGTACAAGATTTAGACACTACATAGATATGTATGTGATTGCTACTCAAACATTTCGAGCTGTCTCAGGGCTAATTCGCAATAACGCAACAGACATAATTATATGTAGACAGCAGAATGACATGGAAAAAAATAAGATTGCTGAAGAATATTCGGGATTAGTGGGTGGATTAGAAAATTTCTTCCGTTTATATAATCAATGTCATAGCGAACAATATCAGATTATGTATTTGAAAGCATCAGAGAATCCTTGTCAGTGCTTTAAAAACTTTTCTGAACGGATTTATTAATTAATTATTTTTATTTTTTATTTTTAATATTTATTATAATATATATATAACATCAATGGACGTTTATCAATCCGATTCGGGGGGATATGAAAATGGTAACATGAGAAAATCTGAAGGTGAAAATAAATTAAGAGCGATGGCGGAATATAATTCTAATTTAGTTAAAACTAATTTAGATGAACAAAAAAAATTAAAGGGTAAAATATTAACAGATCAAAGTGAAGCGATGACGAGTATCGGTGCAAAAATAGCACAAATATCTGTGTCAACGGCGGGAGATATTGGAAATCTACCAGCAAGATTAGAAAAATATCAAGAATATGTTAAAGCAAAAGCAGCTGGAGCATCTGATGAAGCGGTTAAAGCAATAAAAAAAGGAAGTGTTGATCCAGTAAAAGCATCAACCGAAAATATGTCTTTTGAAGAAAAACAAGCCGCACATAATCCATTAGCAAAACCACCACCAAGACCAACTAATGCTCCACCCGAACCCGCTCCGACAGAACCAAGGGCAGAAGGAACACCAGCAAGTTCTAGTGGAAGTATGAGTGATTCCCATGCTGTAACTGCTGGTGCTAAAGATCTCGGTGAAGGTGAAAGTTTATTAGCAAAAGGCGGAAAATTGGCGGGTTCAGCGGTAAGGGGTTTATCTACTGCTGGAGATATAGCTCAAGGGGGTTTAGATCTATATGCTGATATTAAAAGTGGTGGTATTGCGGGTAATAATGGTTTTGAAAAAGCGGGTAATGTATTCCAAATTGGTGCGGGTCTAGCAGATACAGTTGGTTTAGTATTTCCACCTGCAGAATTACTTGGTGGATTATTTGGTGCTGTCGGTGGATTATTTAGTGGTATTGGTGAAGGTGATGAAGCACTTAATAGTAATAAGAAAGTAGCAGCTGCAGATACAAAAGCAGCAGATATTAAACCAGTTCAAGAAACGGGTTCTACGGCAGCTGTATCTTCGAGTGTTGTAGCAACAGCAAGGGATGAATAATTAAATAATTATTTTTTTATAAATGATAACTTCATATTGTTCTCCATGTAAATTATAATATAAGATGGTTTTTCTACATATTGGACAACTTATTTTATTTTTTTGAAACCATCTATGTAAGCATAATTTACAGAATTTATGATTACAACTTGTTATACATTTTAACATAAATGGTTCAAAACAAATAGAACATTCATAATCCATTTTATAATTATATCAGATTTTTTTATTTTATTTTTTTTTTAATTTATCATATTATTATGACAAATAGTCAAATAGATTGTTTATGGATTTCTATGTGTTTATTATATTTGGTGGGTTGGGGATTATTATTATATTCAATCTCATAATAAAAAAATATATGATATTAATATATATATAAATGGTTAAAGTTGTTATAACCAAATCAACTGTTAAGGGTAAGAAATACACTGCTATATTTTATGATAAAGATAAAAAAATCAAAACAACTCATTTTGGACAAGATGGTGCTGATGATTACACTTTATCAAAAGATAAAGAACAAAGAACTAGATATAGAAATAGACATGAAAAAGATTTAAAAACTCGTGATTACAAAAGAGCGGGATTTCTAAGTTATTATATATTGTGGGGAGAATCAACAAGTATTAAACAAAATATTAAATCATATAAATCTAGATTTAATTTAAGTTAATTTAAATATATCATTAATATTATAAGTTAATAATATATAAATGAGTTTTGTAAAAGATAAAGATAGTGATAATTATATTACAAATAAAGAAGATTGGGAAAAAATAAAAGAATATATCCCAAAAGATAAAGTGATATGGTCTCCGTTTTATTGTGATGGAAAACAAAAAGAATATTTTAAAGATATGGGTTTTGATATTATACATGAAGACAAAGATTTTTTTTCATATACACCCGACTATGATATAATGATAGATAATCCACCATTTTCTAAAAAAAAAGAAATATTACAAAAATTAAAAGAAATAGATAAACCATTTATTTTAATTATTCCATCTGTTATGTTATGTTATAAATATTTCCAAGATTATTTTAAAAATGATTTACAAATGATCGTTACTTACAACAGAATTAAATTTAGACATATTAATTCAACTAATAAAAATTATACTCCACCTTATGCATCATTTTACTTTTGTTATAAAATGAATTTACCCAAAGACTTAATATTTATTGATTAAGTTAATAATTTAAAAATAAATATATCATTAATATTAATAATGGAATTAGAAAAAGAAGATGTCATTGTAAAACAAAAATATGAAAATAGAATAAAAAGACAAACAGAATATAACCGAAAGAAATATTTAAAAGACCCAAATGTTTTAAAACGGACAAAAAAAAAGCAACTTTTATATAAACAAATAAATCATTATGAATGTCCCAATAGAGAACCGAAACCAATATATATGCATCATCAAAAGGAATGGTATGATAAACAGAGAGAAAGTAGAAAGAATCCTTTTTTAAGATCTAATCATGGAGAATTTATATTAACATTTAATTAATATATTAAAAATAATATATATAATTATATATATATATAATGGATGATATCTTGATCCAAAAATTATTAATAAATTATAAATTAAAAAAAAAATATGATTATGATAAATATCATAATGAAAGAAAATTGGACAAAGATTTTATTGAAAAAAATAGAGAACGTTCTAAACAATATTATGAGAATCATAAAGAAGATAGAAAATTAACTTATAATAAAAATAGAGATTTACTTCAAATGAAGAATCTCTATGGTTATTATAATCGTAATGATAAATTAGATTTATTTAAATCTAAACATAAATATAAATATGATAAATTAATTGATATTGGATTTATTAAACAACAACCGGATCATTGAGTTCAATAGCATAAACGTTTTTCTGAACATAAATTTTTCCATTCCATTCTGTTTCTACATCATGGAGAGTATCATCTGACCTTTCTTTATAAGTTTTAACTGCCCACTGACATACTTCAGATAATGTTAAAATATTACCAAGTTTTTTTTGTTCGCATTTATATTGTAAGCAAGTTTTTTTGAGATGTAATCTATTTACTTCTCCAAGGTGGTTGCTAATATTTTTGGTTTCAAGTTGTCTTGACATTTATTATATATATAATATAATATATATTTTTTTTTTAATATAATTTTTAAATAATGTTTTCAAATTAAATTTTCCCAATTATCATAAGTATTACAATTTCTACAAAGAACCCATCTAAATATATTAGTCGTGTGACAGTGATCTAAGCATTTATCAAATGAATTTTTAAATTTAGTTTCACATACTTCACAATGACTAATTGATACATAATATTCATATAAACTTTGATATGTATAGACACCTTGTAATTCAATTAAACCAATTTTTTTCCAATTATAAATTGTAAATTTTTCTGGATTATCTATTCTCCATTGTTTATTTTGTTCTTTAATTTTTTGTCTGTTGGCAACATCCCGTTGTTTTTTTTGTTCTCTTAGCGATTCTCGATTATCAATTCTCCATTGTTTTTTTTGTTCTTTTATTTTTTCTCTATTATCAACATAATATTTTTTATAATAACATTTTTTACAATTATTTTTTT